TTGACATCCTCCCTTGCCTTTTAGGCAAGGGATTCCAGGATACTGGGTTTAATGTCCTAAACCGAGATTGAGAATATTAGTAGCGGCATTTACATCACGCTGATGTTTAGCCCCACAACTACTACATTCCCAATCTCTTACCGACAACCCATTTAAACCTTTCGGTCCGGTTAGTTCTTTACAAACACTACACCGTTGGGTTGTCCAAGCTTCGTTTACTAACTTAAAAATCTTTCCAAACCTAATGGTTTTATATTTTAAAAAAGATTCTATCATACCAAAGCCAGCATCGTTAGTATGTTTACTGGCTCCTAAATGTAAGTCTCCAACCACTATTAAATCGTTATCTCTAACTATTTCAGTAGTTAGTTTATGTAAATAATCCCTTCGTTGATTTTTAATTTTTGCGTGTATGTTTTTAGTTTGCTTTTTCTTTTTAGCTCTTTGTGCTACCGCCAGTTTAGATTGTAGTTTATAATAATACTTTTTATTTATATAACTATCTGAATTAGAAGTAGTTATTAAATCTTTTAACCCTAGATCGATACCAACTGCTGTCTTAATATCGGTAACTGGTTCTTTTTCAGCTACTTCAACCTGTAAATTAATAAACCAATTACCCTTATTGTCCTGATTAAACGAACCAGTTTTAATATCTACCTCGTTTAGATTTATATCTTTATATTTACTATCCCAAAATTTAAATTCATGTTTCATGTAGATGAACTTGCTCTCTTTAAAGGCTATACTATTACCTTTAAACGGTATCCAACCAAGTGACTTATTTTTCCTACTGGTTCTCCATTTTAGTTTCAATTTCTTGACTTGAAATTGTCTGGTTTTAAATTCCTTACAAACAGATTGAATTGTAGTTGAATTTAAATTTAAATCTTTACTACATCCAGCAGTTAATTTATGTAAATCAAATTCAGACAACCACTTACTGTAATACTTAACCCGTTTATAATTAGCAGCATTACAATAATTCCAAATATAATTTACACTATTGGCCATCTCTAACAATAGTTTCCTACTGTTAGAATCCTTTAACCTATAATGTAATGTTAAAATCATCTTATTTTTTCTTTTGATCTAAAATATACTGTTTAACTATATCTAATAGGAGTAAATACTACATGGTAATTACATTTATAAATGATGCTATTATTATTGTTAGGTTGATATCCGCTCATATAATTAATTAATTATAGGTTAGTTTCTAGGTTCATTCATCCCCATAACTAACGTTAGGGCTTTCTGAACACACCTTAGAAAGGACCTGACCAAGAAGTTATACCCCTGCTGATAATACTAACTTTGCTTCGTCAATAGAAACAGAGAGAGAAACTTCCTGAACCTGATCACCAGTCTTCCAATCAAGAGGCTGACGAGTAATACTGGTGGGGAAACAACCAACAAGTAGCCAACTTTCAACTACCGAGTGATCTGGACCATACATAAGTAAAGTAAGATTGCGCTTGTATTGGCCAGGAAAGCCCATTAATGACGTATTAATGTCATATACTTGTTTCCACCAGTCATCAATCTTTCGACCAGCCTTGTTATCAACGAAGTCATAGAATTTGAAATCAACCTTGTCAAACTTAATCTGAGCGCCAGCTACTTTATACACATTATGCATGCGTGAAATAGGAGTCTCACCAACAGTAAAGGTTGGGACGCTTGCACTATGACAAGTTAGACGCAGATCGTCATCAGAAAATAAAACTTCGAACCTATTCAATGCCTTCGGCAATTGAATATTAGAAGTCCAACCCATTAATCGTTCGCTCATTGTAAATCCTCTAAAAAATATTCAGTAACTACATACTATATTTAATTCATTTTCTTTTGCTTTGTCTAAAAGAAAGTCATCAAGGGTATTCAATTCAGTGTAAGGAACTTCTATAAGTTTAATTCCATTAATTTTACAGTATTCCCTTTTTAATCTGTCTCTATTTTGCTGGTCATTAAACTCCTCTTCAGATTTATGCCAAAAATTAGGAAATTTATAATGTTGAATTCCGTTGTATTCAATAGCAATTTTATAGTCTTCATTATATCCGTCAAATTCTAAAAATTTATGGCTGTGGTCAGAATATCTAATACGTTTCTTTTTAAAAGGAATACCATACAAATCTTCTGCACGAGTGACACACAAAGATTCTGACTTAAAGGCAGAACAAACCGGACACCAGGTACCTTTCTTTATATCAGACCAATGTGCTTTCCATTGATGCTTATTAGAACATTCCCACAAAAGTTTAGTATAACTGTCAATAAATTCGGTAGATAGTAATACGCCATTGTTCTCTTTAGCTTTTTCATGCATAGAACTCAATTTTGGCTTGCTGTCTTCTGAATAACATATAGGGCACCAGGTACCCATATTTTTAACTGAATTCCAAGAAGCTTCCCATTGATGCAATCTTTCACATTGCCATTTAACTTTCTGAGTGGCTTTTACATATGCAGTAGATATTAAAAGACCTCCTTTGTTTATAGCAAAAGTTTGTAACTCTGAAATATCCGGAATGGCTCTTCTCGAACAAACGGGGCACCAAGAGTTAGAATTTATTATACTGCCTAATGAAGCTTTCCAAATATGCCCAACTTCACATTGCCAAACTAATTTTGAATGAGCATTAATATATTCAGTAGAAATCAATATACCTTTTTTAGATATTGCCAACTTTTGTATAGTTTCAAGGGTATACTTTTTACTCATGTCACAATATTCTTTTCTATATATATATAAAAACCAATCACTTGCTGTAGTAGTCTTACTGTATATTGAATGAAATTTACGATGCTCTGTTTCAGTCAGTACAATAGCATTATCCATACTAAATAGTTCATCACACTCAAGATATGAATCCAATGTTAAGTTATATTTTTTAATTAGATAAGAGACTGAATTCAAATGGTGTACATGGAGTTTTTGTCCAGTAGTATTAGACAGTTCAGATTTTCCTTTAGCTCTAATTAAACAATCTTTTATGAACTTTTGATACTTTTCACATGCTCTTATTGCTTGCTGTACTGGAAGATAAGAATAAGCTATACCATTACCACCGTTATTAATACTATTATAATAAGAACTCTTACAACCACAAGATTTAGTTTCTCCTCGTTTTAATCGATTAGCATAAACTTCAATAGTATTTCCACAATCACAGGAGCACAAATATTTATATCCTTCTGTGGAATGTATTTTAGTTTTATTAAGAACTGTTAAAGAACCAAATACAGTACCAGGTGATATCTGACTTAAATGACGGGAAGTGACATATCTCTTATAAGCACACCCACATGACGTAGTTTTATTTGCTAAAAAATCACACTTTCTTGTAATTTTTTCATTACCACATATACACTTACAAACAACAAAGGTAGCTCTTTTGGTTGAAGTAGGAGAAATTGGTGCTAAATATTCTCCAATGACAGTTAAATATTGTGGTTTGTTTAGTTGTTTTACCACTCTATTCACCGGATCCAATTCCCATATCAGCATTATCAAAGGAAATACTCTTCTTTTTATTTGGTGTTACTTTAGTAGCATGTTGAGGAGATTTTGTCCCTTTTATAGTCTTATAAAAATCTTTTTTAGTTAGTGACTTCTTTTTCTTGTTAGTCATATGACCTTTATAATCCAAGCTCTTGTTTTATTTTTGGTTGTAATTCTGGTGGTACATACCATAATATCGAGCCATTTTGTTTTACTGCGGTCATACATATATTATAATCACGTAATTCTGGTGGTACAAACCATAATGCTCTACCATCTTGGTTTACTGCGATCATACATATATTATAATCACATAATTCTTTAGGTACAGACTGTAATGCATAACCATTTTGGTTTACTGCGGCCATACATATATCTTTATACTCAGGTAATTCTTCAGGTACATACTTTAATGCAAAACCATTTCGTTTTACTGCAATCATACACATAGTATAATCACGTAATTCTTTAGGTACATATTCTATTTCATAACCATCTTGTTTTACTGTATCTAATCCAATAGAATACATTTTATTCTTTATAGAATTTGGTAGTCTATTTCTGTATATTTCATATAAACGATTAAAATACTCTATATCTATTTTTTCCATTTGTATTTAACCTTTATAATCCAAGTTCTTCTTCTATTCTTGATCGTAATTCTTCTGGTACATACTCTAATGCTCCACCGTTTCGTTTTACTGCAGCTATACATATATCATAATCACGTAATTCTTTAGGTACATACTTTAATGCCTCACCATCTTGCGTTACTGCGGTCATATACATATCATGATCACGTAATTCTTTAGGTACAAAATCTAATGCATAACCATATTGTTTTACTTTATCTAATCCAATAGAATACATTTTATTCTTTATAGAACTTGGTAGTCTATTTCTGTATATAAGGTATATATGATTAAAATAATCTATATCTATTTTTTTCATTTTATTCACTTCTAAAGATATATTACATATGTTC